TCTGCGTATCGGAAACTAATCTCATCCCAATACAGCTCGAAGGTTTTAAGAATCTCTATTTTTATACTAGGGGGTACTTCCCCGAAGTTCTCTAGTATCCACTGCTCAATTTTTTCCTCTACCATTGTTTATCCAGTTAGTTGATACAAATAATACCCATTGGTTGCCTAATCTCTTAGGCGGATACACCCATTCTTCTGGCCAGACTCCAGAGCGAATAATCTGGTGAACTCGTGTAGATTTTTCGGTAAAGCCCCGTAGTACACCGTACTCGGTGGCGGTCATCATTTCGTAAAGCATTGGCGTACATTGGCTTCTAGTTGTTCAACAATAAAAGGATCAAGGATGGCACAGATAACCCGATAGTGATCGGTAAAGCGATTGTTTAACTCATCGTAAAGCTCTAGGGTTAGGGACTTACCATTACCGAAGTAAAGGTCTAAGACAATGCCTTCGTTTTGGAAGGATTCAAGCTCTAGGCTAAAGCCAGGCTTCTCAAGGATAAAATGATAATCTGTTAACATGATTGTGATTGTTTAGTGTGATGCTAAGGTACAAGACTCTGCACAACAAATGCAAGAGAATTATTAAAATTATTTTTGTTTTACACTAAGGGTAATTTTCTGGGCTTAATGGTTTTGTTTTACACTATGGGTTTTGTTTTACACTACGGTACTTTTCATTCTGTTTTACACTAAGCCTATTTTTCCGCCATGTTTTACACTATGGGTCAAACCGCCATGTTTTACACTATGGGGTCGGGGTGGGCCGTGCCCATTCGTGCCCGTTCGGAGTCGTGCATGGCATGGCAACCTAGCTACCTACAAAGGCAAAGGATGGCATTTTTAGGGCCGTAGTAAAGAGATATATTTTTTTGAGTGGTGTTACATAGGCGAAATTTTAAAGGTCTGTAATGGGCTTAAAATAGGCTTAAATTAAGGCTGTATTTTCTGCAAATTATAGGCCATACAATCTAGCCCGTACTCGATCGAATAACCTAGATTTTTAAGGTCTGTTTCTAACTGCATTAAGTTAGCGTACGTTTGATCCTTTGCAATGTATGCAAGCAATAAAGCCCGCAATTTAGCGGGCTGTTTATTGGGATATTCGAATAGATCCATACTTAGTGAATCAATAAGCCTATTTTGTGATTTTCAGTTACCCACTTGGTAGCTACGATATCCAAGTAGCTCGAATCCGTGTAGCCTTGTTGCTCCATTTCATCAACAGAATAAAAAATCTTTGAATGCCTTTCTTTTGCTTGGTCTATCAATTCGTCGTTTTTTGATCCAAGGCTAAAAATTAAATCAAAATTTTCGGGCAACTCAATACCACGGATAAACGAATGGCTTTTTGTGTAGGCATAGAAACGGACGGACGGATTCAAACGGGCAATAGTTAGCCATTTTTGAAAATAGGACGGGCTGTAAAAGTCCCCGCTATCGTGAATTCTTACATAGGTCTGTTTATCCTTTTTAACCTTTGCTAGTTCGTCCGTAATTGTTTGAACAAAATTTTCCTCTTTGCTAGCCTCATAGCGTTTAGTCAAGGCCCTTTCTACATTACCAAAACGATACATTCCGCGTTTTGCATAGCATAGCTTAAGGCAAGATCCCGCAAATGGGCAAGTAATTTTCCCGCTTTTTTTGTCGTTGCCTGCAGGGATTGAAAAATTGAAAATTCTAACATTGAACTCTTTGGCTGTTTTCTGTAGCTTGCTGTTTCCGTTACCTAATAAATTTTGAGTTTTCATATTCGTGTAGTGTTTTGGGTTGGGTTGATTAAAGTAGTTTAAGGCCTAACATATAGCCTAGAAAAAAGATAGGCAAAAGGGCTATAATGTAGTAAAGTACTAATCCGATTTTTTTAATAGCTTTTTTCATTTTTTCAGTAGTTAAATTCTAATTTGTCAAGAAATAAGTTTCTTTCGCATTCTAGGCTTCTTAAGCTCATTGAATGCCATTCGAACGGTTCCAAGTTTCTAGCTTTTTGTTTTGCCCCTCGAATACTTTTTGATTGAAGGATAGTAGTAAAAATTACTTGGTGAATTCCGTGTTGATCTAGTTTGCTGTAGGTTAATCGATAGTTTTTCATTTGTTAAATAGTTGAGTAAAGAAATGAATTGAAAGCCCCAGCGAATACTAATCCAAAGCCCAAAGCTGGGCTAATTACAAAGGCCATAAATACTACTGAAACAAGGCCTACAAAAGCTAAGGCCAATAAATTTGCGATGGTGTTTGTGTTTTTCATTTTGTGTTTGTGTTTATGTTTATACAAATATATTACAAGCCTTTGTAACTTGCAAGCCTTAAGGGATATTTATTTTAATATTTATTTATTTATTTTTTTAAACTACCTTTGGTTTGGTTAACCGAAAAAAACCAAAATTAGTTAGCATGACAACTAAAAAAGAAAACAGAGGCGGACCAAGGCCAAACTCAGGTAGGCCACCAAAGATTCAAGAAATTAAGTTGATTGAACAAATGGATGCAATCGCCGTACCTGAAAAGATTTGGCTGGCCTTGTTACGAAAGTGTGAGGAAGGCGATACCCAAGCGTTAAAGTTATGGTTGGCTTATAGACTTGGTTTACCGAAGCAACAAATAGACATCACATCCAATGGGGAAAAAGTAGCTCCACCTATTCATTGGATAAGCAAGACTATAGAGATTCAAGAAGCCCAACTAGTTGAGGATGAACCGCATACCCGCATAGACGAATAAGCGGAGGGGGAGGGTATTGTTGTGAGTGTACGGCAACAAGGTTGGAAAGTGGATTTCCCCAATTAAATAATTTACCCATGGGGGGGGGTATGTTTCTGAGTGTACAGGAATGAAACGGAAAATGGAAATCCCCAATTAATTAATTTAGCTATGATTCAACTTTTAGACGATTACAAGCCATTATTCTACGAGCAGCCTGACACGAGGTACTATTTGATTACTGGAGGCAGGGGAAGTGGTAAATCTTGGACATTGGCTTTGTTTCTGCTGAACTTGACTTATGAGAAGGGCCATGTCATTCTTTTCACTAGATACACCTTGGTATCTGCGTTTATTTCAATTATTCCAGAGTTCTTGGATAAGATTGAGATTATGGGCAAGATGAATGACTTTGATGTGACTCAGAGTGAGATTATAAATAAGCTGACGGGGTCGAAGATATTGTTCAGGGGGATTAAGACTAGTAGTGGGGTGAATACTGCGAACTTGAAGTCCATTGCTGGATTGTCGACATGGGTAGTGGATGAGGCTGAGGAATTGACAGACCCTGAGATATTTGATAAGGTGGACTTGTCGATACGAGCGAAGGATAACTACAACAGGGTGATATTGGTGATGAACCCATCGTACAAGAGTCATTGGATTTATAAGGACTTTGTAAAGAACAAGAGAAAGGATACCACTTATATTCACACAACTTACTTGGATAATAAGATAAATCTGAGTGAGTCGTTTGTGCAGGCAGCTGAGAAGACCAAGCGAGAGAACAGGGCGAGATATGACCACTTGTTCATGGGTACTTGGTTGGATGATGCTGAAGGGATGTTGTGGAACAGGGCGATACTAGGGAAGGCGAGGGTTGATGAAGCTCCGAACTTGAAGAGGATTGTGGTTGCCCTTGATCCTGCGGTGACTGCGAACATGAATAGTGATGAGACGGGTATTATTGTGGTTGGTAAGTGTAAGGAAGGGTTTGGGTATGTGTTGGAGGATTTGAGTGGGAAGTACTCTCCGAATCATTGGGCGAAGATTGCGAATGACGCTGCGTTCAGATGGAATGCGGATTGTATTGTAGCAGAGAAGAATCAGGGTGGAGACATGGTAGAGGCTGTGTTGAAGGCTCAGGGGACTACTACGAGGATTAAGCTAGTTTCTGCTACGAAGGGTAAGTATGTGAGAGCGGAGCCTGTGTATTCGTTGTATGAGAAGGGGCAGGTGTACCATGTTGGGAGCTTTCCGTTGCTAGAGAGTCAGATGGTTACCTTCGATCCTGATAAGGGGAAATCTCCCGATAGAGTGGATGCGTTGGTATGGGGATTGACTGAGTTGATGGTCAAGAACCGAAGTAATGGGTTCGTGTTGATAAAAGGAAAATTATTTAGGTAAAATTAGTACTTTTACAAAAAAGTGAGATATAGATGAATCTACTGAAAG